TTGTACATATCTTTTCTTTTTAAGATTTGCACCCCCCTCCCCATATTTCTTAAAAAAAACATAAAATATTATATATTAGCATTATTCTTTCTTTCTCTTATTCTATTATTTACCTCCTTAGCGGTTTTCTTAGAGTGACAGGTCCTACATAGTGTTTGCAAGTTTTTCCACACATAAAAACCATCCTTGTCCTCGCTCACAGGTTTTATATGGTCAACCACTTGTCCTTCCATTATGATATTATTATCCTTACAGTTAACACAGAGAGGATTGTATCTTATAAACATTTGTCTCAATCGTTTCCATCTTCTTCCATAATATAGTTTTGCAATCTCAGGTTTTGAATAGGATTTGCTTGTCTTTTTTTTAAAAGAACGAGTATGCTTGTAATCTGTACTATATGGCAGGTTTGGCATTATTTATACGATTCTCTATTAATACTATTATATAATTCAACAACCATTAATTCAAAAGCTCTAGCATTGTTAATCTTTACTCCTAATTGTTCAGTCAATTGTTTCTTTAATTCTTTAAACAATATGTGTGTTGACGTTCTACAAGAGATAGAGAGTTTCATTGTATATTCTGTATCATACACATTGTTTCCCGCCATCTTTAATAACTTATCTAAATTTATTTCTTTACTCATATATATTAAAAAAAAAGGAGGTACATAGTGAAACCACATACCCCCATTGAAACACAATACAAAAAAACTTTGTAAAAAGGAATTACAAATATAAGACTATTTATTTTATTTAACATTATCAAGCTCCTTAATTAATTTTAAAAATATCTTTTTTATTAACTTTTTTTCTGTGGTTGTTAGTCCATTAAATAAATCAATCTCACTATCTATTTTATTATTGTACACAACCGCTCTCTCACCAACGGTTGATATGTATTTCCAATATTTATTATTTTCTAATTCTTTCATTATCTATTGTCTTTAATTGGTAAACCATCATCCTCTAAAACTTTTATCATATTTTTTAGATGAACAATTTGAACTCTTTTATTAAAATTTGGATTATTGCATTCAATGTGACATTTTCTACACAAAGCCACCAGATTAGGGATTTCATTAAGATTGTCGCATTTACTGTGTGCCCGTGATTGAATATGATGAATGTCAACCGCAACAGATTTGCACCATTCACACAATATTTCACCATGTCCATAATCATATCCAAAAAATGTGCAATATGTTTTCTTATAATTACTCATCAATATTAATTTTATTACACATCTCAAAACATTTAGAGCATCTATCACAATTTAAATAGGTGGATGCTTCACAACAATCACTCACTAAATTTTCATCAAACACATAAAAACCATCGTCTTGTAATATATAAAGTTTAGTCATACTCCAATATATTTATTGGTTAATGGTTTCGTTGGTTTTATCCATTTCATTTGACCTCCATAGGTTCTTTGTTGTTCATATCCCAAAGAGATTAAATGATTATGATATTTCTTGGTCATTTCCGCGTCTTGTTCTATGCGTTTGGCGTAATGGATATCATAATAATTAGGGAAAACAATATTATTGTAATAATCAAATCCATCATTATTATTATTCTTTTTATTATTATTCTTATTATTATTCTTATTATTACCACCACACTCTGTTGACACTGTGTTGACACCCTGTACACAACATATCAAATCTTTGTTTTTAACGCCTTTTAAATCTTTTTCAATACATTTCCTTATTGATGGTGAATCGGAGCCATTATATTTAATAAAATTAACCAAAGCAATCTCGTTAGTATCTTTACTATATACAATCTTTTTCATATTCTCAAACAATTCCAATAAATTAGAAATAGTATCTTTATTATAACCCGTCTGGTAGGATATTTGTTTTATACTGATTTCATATATTCCGCATTGCTTAACATTTGGATTGGTTAAAAGGTATAAATAAAAATATTTTTGCTCAGGTGTTAAATCTAGGATTAAAGTGTCATCCCAAAATGTGGTGTGAATTTGTCTATATTTCGCCATAGTTTTATTGTTTTAGTGTTCATAATTATTAAAATGGTAAATCCTTCATACTACCATTATTCATTTTATCAGCAAATCTTTCATTCTCCATATCGTTTACTGTGTATCTCACTTCCTTAGCGATTAGAGTATTATAATATCTTCCCTTGTATTCTCTGCATTTTACATAAAAATCTATGTCAACAACTCTCCCCTCTTTTATCGTATCTTTATGAAGATTCACACTTTCTTCCCCAAATATTTCAAATTGATATATATTTTTGAAATCTCCTGTTTGTTCAATAACGAATGTCATTTTTAACCATTCGCCATTATCATTTTTGATTGTTTCTTGATTTATTTCTTTTATAATTCCTCTAATGTTGTACATAACTTTTTTTATTTAATTTAATTTGTAATTTATCTATTTCATGTTTTAAGCGACCATTCTCATTTAATATGGTTTCATATTTTTTATCCAACTCATAGTCATATTTTGTTTTTAGCAAACAATATTGCAAATCCAATCGCGATTCCTTCCACTCTTTTAATTGAGTTTCAATGTTTTGGTATTTACTTGTATAATGATTGATTACATTATATTCTGACTTGTGATGAGATAATATTTCTAAAATATATGTTTCGGGTTTATTAAATATCTCACCAACTTCAAAGATGGTATAATTTAAAGTATTTAAACAAATATGATATGCAATAGACCTTGCGTCAATTATTCTTTTATTGTCATAGTCACGATAAAATTCTAATTCTTTTATCCTGCTATAATAACAAGTAATTTTAACAAGTCTATCAATAATCTTCACATCATGCCTTTTTAAAATCTTCGGACTCATCCTCCGAATGTACTCCCATTTTATACAGCCCAGAAATTTGCAAAATTACACGTGCTTTCGCCCGTTTTTCAGCGATTGAAATTGGATAATTGGATGTATTATTTGAAGGATTACACTCACCAAAACTCGCAACTAAAACGGATGGTTTTGGTTTAACACCATTAACCACCGTCATATCTTCAAACACAAATCCCGTAGCCAAAATCACAACGTGTTTATGGTCATCGGAAATGTTTTGAATATCATATTTAATTTGAATACCGAGTTGAGCTTGTATTTTTTCAATCCCTGTCCTTCTTATAAAAGGTTTTTTGATGTCTCCAAATTTAAGAGTGAATATATCGTCTTTGTTTAAATTATATTTTATATATATTTCCTTGAGTTGTTGTCTATTCATAATCTTTAATTAAAGTGGTTAGTTCTTCTTTTCTTTTACCTGAAATCATCTCATTGACTTTGATAAAATAATTATTAGGGATTCGGTTTTCATTCAATTCTTTTTTGTATAAAATTGAAAACTCCTTCCAATAATCTTCAATATTAATTTCGGTGATTTTCTCTTTTGATAATCCTATTAGATTCAATAGAATTTTTTTGGATTCAATATCCATTATGTTGTATTGCCTTTCAACAGTTGACAATATTAAATCAATTTCTTTTTCAGTTAGTTCCATTGTTTCTTATTTTTTCAATAATTAAATTTTCTACAATCTTCCATTCTTTTTTGTAGTGATGAAATAAAATACTATACACAAACTCGGTTTGGTATAAATAGCTTTGATTTCTGTTAAACATTTCTCTCACTCCCCCCATGCCATAACATAAATATCTATTGACAATATCCTCGTCCTCCACTTCAATCCCATTATATTTGATTGCTTTTCTTTTTTTAAGCTCTAATATAATTTTGATGGCCACATCCCTATTTTTTTTGTTTTGTTCATAGGTGATACCATTATCATCCAAAATATTATATAATTCCGTATAATCAAAATCCATTATACAAAATTAAAAGATATTCAATTGATATTGCTATCTAGCCAATATAATATCTCCAAGCTCTGGGGTTGATAGTGTGTATAAATAAAGTTTAAAATCACCATCAAAATCCGACTTGACGATTTCTGGAATATCTTTTATCATTGTTGTTTCTAATATGTGTCTTATAAACACGGTCCTTTTGTTTGCTTTCATAGTTTTATTGTATTGGTTTACACAAATATCTAAATTAATATAAAACCAACAGAAAAAGACAATCAATTGTTATTAACACGCCCTTGTTAGTTGACGACTCCATTCCATCGTCCCCCCTTCTTTAAAACCATTGGAATCAACTTGGGTTGACCATTGATAATAATACCACATCCAAGGATGACTCTCGCTGAGTTGGCCTTATTATATGAGAATGCTAGACTATGGTCATCTATAAGACACGAAACCATCATTGACCAATGTAATGACAAGGGATTTGATGTGTAGGAAATGGAAAATTCCGTGTGATAATGACCTTGAATGACCGACATCCCCATCTCCTTTGCTAACATCAATCCATTTTTTTTCATTCCGTGAGTCATAAAAACATATTGACCATTGTTCATTTTGTGTTTGTAATCAATATACCATTTCCATCCTTTACCAACCCCCAAAACTTCATTGTAATCTCTAAGCATATAATTTGGAATCCCGTGCTTCTTCCCGCGTCTGTATAACATAGAACCATGATTGGAATGCACAAGCGTCATTTTTGGGAATAAAGACTCAAGCTCTTTAAACACCTCTCTAGCTTTTAGGGTTTCAGTATATTGACAATCAAGACTCGGTTCAGAATCATGCATAGAAATTCCGTGGAAGTCGGCTTCATCTCCAGAATTGAAAATGTGATGATTAGGATTGTTGTTTTTAATATTATATTTCTTTTTAATTGCCCTTAAAAACGGGATTGCGTCCACGTGATGATAGGGAATATGTAAATCCGATATACATAAAATTATTTCCTCTTTCATTTACTTTTTTATTTTTTCAATACCTCTTGAACCAAAATAAAATGATATAATGGTGACGAGCGTGGTTGATAATAAAGTGATGAACTCTGGTTTTACGTTAAAATCAATAACTCCCGCATCTATAAAAACAAGTAACATTGTACACACTATCACAAAAACTAGAGTCAAAGGACGCACATTTTTTGACCACCAAGAATCGGAACGCATATCGTTTTTGTGTCTCTCGGTGATGTTTTTCTCTAGTTCAATTCTATAATCAAAAATCAGTTTTTTCAATCGTTGTTTTGCGGTTGCTCTTTCTTCATCTGTTGTGATTACCTCGTCAAGAATTTCACTAGCATTCCCGATTAGACTATTTAAAATTCCTTTAATCATAATGAGTTGTATTTCGGAGGATAGCTCCTGTATTTTGTTTTATTATTATCGTCCTTATATGCTTCAAGAATCTGTTTTCTGTTGTTGTTTTTTACATAACTAATATGAATCCATTTACCTCCAAACTCCCATATCATTTGGTCAAATTCTAAATCTAATTCAATGACCGCATCAAAGATTAATTTATTATCCATTTTTCCATCCCTCACAATAATTATGTCACTTGCTTCACCCCTTTTATGAGCTGAATTGCGACTCCCTTTTATGGCTCTATTTAGCTGAGGAGAACGATATCCAGAGGTGATGCGAATAGCACCCAATTTTTCTCTAAGTGGTTGTAAAACAAATTGAACTAAAAGTTGTAAATTATTAATGACCTCGGGAGTTGCGTGGTTTTTTAATCCCATACGACTGGCGGTATTGCTTTTACACATTTCATATAAGGTGAAATTTTTAGACAAACGCATAATTAATTGAATTTAGTTAGTAAAAGACTATCAACATCACTCTGTAAATTCTTATAATTCACATCAAAAGTGAATAAGATATTGGTGATATATCTTTTAATTTCATTTCCATTGTTATATAATATTATCGTTGGAGTTTTAAGATTATATTTTTCCATATAGTGTGGGTCATTACATAGACTAATATTATAAGTCTTGCAATTTTTTAATTTATCTAAACCCTTTATGTGGTTAGATTGATTCCAACTTGTGTTGTATTCTACAATCGCAATCTCCTGTTTTAGAAATGACTGTGCTTTTGATTTTGTAGATAATAAAAAAACACATATCATCAGAGATATATATATGTAATTACTGATTTCTAATTTCATTGAATAATAATTTATCTAATTTAGCGGAATTGTCTTGGACTTGTTTCTGGATATTGTATATCGCATCACGAATATTGGTGTCCTTTAAATCGTACTCAACGCGACTAATTTCTGGTTTTGGTTCTTCCATCGCTAATTTGATATCTGCTTGGAGCTTTGCATACATTGTAACCATACTCACAACGAATCCAATAATCATGAGTAATGATTTAATGTCAAGTGTCATTGTTGTGTCTTGTGAAATTTTCATTTTATTAAATAGTTTATTCCTGAATTAATATTATAATTTTGCCTACCTAAATAATTTAAATAGACCGCCTCTAAATAAAAACTAATATTTTTAGTTATATCCTTTTGTATTAATGCTCCAAAATCATAGTCAATATTGTCATTATATCCATATTCTGTAATGGATTTATTTAATGGTAATACATTACTCCACACCAACAAATGGTATGTGTTATTGTAGCGATACCAATTAAATCCAACCACCAATGATAATGTTTGATGGTTTCCAAGCAAATCAATCTGGTCTTTATTATATTGATTAATAATGCCAGAGTATTGATATTTTAAAAATTCACTTGTTGTTTCTGCAATAATATTACCATCATAATACCACCGATAGAATGATTGTTCAAACCTATCTAGACTATTATTGTTGTTTATATCATAAAAATAGTATTCACTATGATAACCCAATTGCTCAGCAATATTTTCAAAATCATCGGTATTATTAAAATCTCTAGTAAATGGGTCCACACCCCACGCATTGTGAAAACGATATGCTCCTCCAATGGTAAATCTAAATGCGTTTAAATCTTTTTTAATTCTAAAATCAATCTCTTGATACTTTAAATCAATTCCTTGTAAATTTGTTGCTTGTAATTTTAATTGATAAAAGCTCCCCAAATATCTGGTCCACAAATTATAATTAGTAAATTCCAAAGACCTGTCCCTGATTCTTTCAAATGAAAAATCATATTCCAATCCATTTAAAAGACTAGAACGAAACACCCCCCAAGTAGTCTCGCTCCCATCCGTATAACTTTTGCCCTTGGATTCAAAAGATAATCTCGCAAGTCTTTTTATACCATAAGCAATTCGGTAATTAAATTTATTATCAATACTTGTTTCTGATAATATTCCATTTTGTATTGAGTAGGTGTTGGCCTCATTCAATGAATTATTCAATCCCATGCCACCATAAAAAGTGGAATATTTAAAAACACCGAGTTGAGCATTGCATTTACCACATAACACCAACATTAAGACAAAAACCAAAAATATGTATACACTTTTTTTCATTAAAATTTTATTGTTTTATACCATAATGCAACTTGAATATAACTTGACGCTGAAACGAAATTAATGGTGGTGTAAAGTTTTAAATCCAATCCTGTCCCATCATTTTCGTTAGATTTAACAGGGATATTGTCAAAATCCGCCTCAGCACCCGCTCCGTATGTACTAGCACCCATTTGAAACAATGCGGAATTTCTGTACCTATAAGCGAATTTATCAATGCTCCCCCAATACCGTTCATTGGTTGTTGTTGGGGAATTATGACCAATATATAAATCCGAAATCGCAGTTTCATCAGCTCCGTGAACATATCTAATATATGCACTAATAGGCAGATGAGTGGCACCCGATACTCCAGATAAAAGAATATAAGGGGATGTGGCGAGGGCTGTGTATTCTGCATTTGTCAAAGTAAACAACTTGTATGATAATGATTCATTTGTTTTTCTAATTTGGTCCCTATTATCGGGTATTATAAAACTCCCACTTGGAAACCAATCTTTTTTTCCGACTGTTTGCGTTGAAATACTGATAGTTGTTTCTGCCTCTGAGTGGTCTTTGTCGGATGTGAATTCTGTGGCGGTAAAAGTAGAACAATTATAAATCCAAAATTTTTGTCCTTTCATTAATAAATTATTTACACTTAATGCCTGAATATTTATCCCAGAAACCGAACCCATACGAATAGGAAGGGTTGTTCTAGTAATGCAATTATCTAATAAGTAATTATACAGAGGATTGGCGAGTTTAATACCATAATTATTTACAGTCGTGGCATGGGGATAGGCGGTGGTAATACTGTCAAATGTGCTTGTTGATTTTGGGACTCGTGGGTTGTTTAGTAAAAATCCAAATTTACCATCCTTTTTATAGTTTCCCAATTTACTCAACATCTTCATTGATGCTTTGGGAATCCCAGACACCTGTGTTGAAGGACGTTTCAACAATTGTTTCCATAAATTTCGTTTTCTTCTCATAGTTATTTTTTATCCGTCCATACTAGAATATGAATTGTCAACGATTCCACTTTTACTATATGTCACACAATCCTCCATTTGAATATTCATCTCTCCCGTTCCCGCTACAAACGAACCTCCCGTGGCTATAAATGCAATATCCACTCCAGATTGATTCTCACTCCAATCCCCTGAACTCCACGTATATAATTGACCGAAAGGGCTTTGCTCAATTGTTCTCCCGTATTGAGTGTCAACGAATTTAAGATTTAATTTCTGTTTTAGTTGATAATGATGAGCAACCATTTGTTTTGCTCTGTGTTTATGTAAATCCATATCCTCAGAACCAGAGGTTTGATGAGTTGTTCTCCAATCTTGTGTGTTTAGACCATCCTCTGGACTCAAGCTCCCCGAACCCGAACCATCAATTGCATTCAAAAAGATTTTGAATTGACCCATATAATCACCTCCCCAAGTATTAGCGACCGAGCCATCAGCATAGGGATTAAATGGTGGAGCATCACCAATGACAATGTCAATCGGTTCCTCCAATTCTTCACTCGGTTCCCCATTGGAGTTTGTATACCAACCATATGAATAGTCAAAACTATTGGCACCCGCTTCCACTCCAAGTAAATAAACATTAACATCATTCAAACTATATGCCCAATGAATCCCTCTATTGTACGCATATTCTTCCTTGTTATGGTTCCAATCTTTGCAACAAGCAACCCGTCCATCCAAACCATCATAAACTTGGTCACGTTTAAATCCCCAATACAATTGAATTTGTTGAATCATACTCCACGAATACTCGGCGGGTACACCATTTTGTTCTCCTCTGTCCCAAGGAATATTTGGTGTGATTATAGTAAATGGAATCTCTTGCAAATAATCTGATTGGTATTCAAACATGTCATTTGCCCACTCTATTGGATTAAAAGTACTATTCAAACTCATTACCACGTGACTCGTGTCGTGATAATAGGGAGCAAAAAATGCCCAATGATTGTCGTTAGCTTCCGAGGTATTCATATTCCAAGTCTCACCAAAAGCGGTGGTGTCCGCTCTACTACTACCCCACCAATATAAATTTGAACCGATTATGTCTTGACCCCATTGAATAATACCCGCAGAGTTTTCATAGACGGTGGTTGTTGGATTATCTTTGTCATACGCTTGACCATATCCACCATATACGGGATTCAATCCCCGATAATTGTCAGGGTATTGGTCTAAATTATATCCAATTCCATTAGTTCTTTGCCACGGGACTGAACCGTGTAACATTCCAAACCGATAGTCCCCGAGCCAGAAATTTGTTGTCAACCAAGGTTCTCCCTCAATGGTATTCTCTGAAAATGTTTGCACCCTTAGTCCCATCCTAGGGAAAAACGTGGAATCATTATCAAAAGCACCATATATTCCACCTCCAAGGTTTATTGCCCAATTATTAAAATACTCCTCCCCAGATTCATAACCAACCCAACCATCGGAAATATAATAGAAATAGTCAAATGGGTACATAACCAAACTCCCTGTGATTGCAATTTGTTGTGCCCCTCCATCCTGAGCGGGGTCGGTGAATCCTAAAGCTCCATAGTTTTGTCTATTAGTTAGAAAATACTCCAATCCATAAGTGCCACCCGCGTCTCCTCCTTCTGAAAAATATGTCTCCGACTGATTCACTTCTATGACCGAATTATAAGTGTCCAGATTTATAACGGAGGCAAAAAATTTATTGTGAAAATACATTGTTTTGTATGACAATAGGGGTGCCACATAACCCTCCATTCCTCCAGAAACTCTCTGTGATGGGTTTCCGTCATCAGAAACAAAATATTGGTCGCAATGAATAGCAGTATCGTCATCAATGGTTTTGTGATGATAAAAAATCCTTTGGTCATTATTATATGGGTCATTATTATCGTTTCCATGCCATAACAAAGGAGCTTGTAAATACCAAAGACAATTCCCTCCATACATTTCCCCCGATGGTTCATCATCTTTAAATGGAGTCATCATTATACGCAATTGAAATGTGGTTAGTATAGTCTCCAATATTTTATAGAGACTCCAACCGATACCGTTTTCATCTTGAAAAATTGCGGTGTTAACTTTAGTCAATGCCAGAGGGTCGTGGAGTACACTATTTTTCCAAGTCGCATCTAGTGACCCACTTCCAGCCATCGCTTGATTATAATAAAATGGGGTGTGAGCAATGAAATGTTTTTTGTCTGAGTCTGTTGGGTCAAATAAGTCAAAATCATCGTGAGTCGTGGGAATCTCATTGAGGCATATTTTAATCAATTGAATCATTGACCGTGTTCCATTATATGCTCCCGCTTCTGCTCCAAGTGGGAGTTGTTTATATTTTAATTTGGTCAATCCATCAACCGCCTTAATTGATAAAATACGAACGGGAGCGTCTTGCACCTCTACTAAATCGGCCAACATAATACCAATCCAATATCTTTTCCATCCACTATTATATCGCTCAATTAATACCGCCCATTCATCTTCATTATTTACCGCAGTTTGGTTCAAATCATCAATGATGTCCGTCGTTGTGTCTTGAATAATAAAATTAAAAGTGACTGACGTTGTTTTGATAGGAGCAATCATACTGTCATCTCCTCCCTCCATTGTCATTGTGAAACCTTCTGACGTGCATAAAAACGGAACATTAGTTCCCGATGCTCCTGTTTTCTTAATGATATTGATTCTATAACGCCCCTGCGTTCCTGACGAGGTCTCGGTTTGACTATAAAACTCACAATTCCATTTTGTATACGCCATTTTTTTTATTTAAAAGTTTGTTACACTTCCCCCAACTCTGCTCTGAACTATTGTGCTTCGTGAATTACTCAACATTATATTGGAACCCATAATTGTTCCGTGGAGTCGTCCATTTCCACCTCCCATAAATTTACGCAAGTCGGATAACGGAGCGATGACTTCTGGATTTGACATTGAAACATTCCTCCCCTCACCAACAAGACCAACGGTTGGTCCTGTGACAAGTCCCCCTTTGCTGAAACCAAATATACTAGACAACATACTGAAACCACCTCCACCTCCACCCATAGCACCCGCCATTGGCATTCCTAACGCAGTCATTATCGCTTTAAATACAAGCATTTTCACTATTAGTTGCACAACCTGTTCAACCATTTGTTTTATAAATTGACCAAACGCCTCTCGTAAATTATTACCCTCCACTAAAGTTGTTGCGACCATCCCTGAGAATGATTCGGCAAAATGAAAACCAAGATTGGATATTTGGTCCATCATAGTTTCCAAAGTTTTGGTCATTCCCTCTTGAACATATAATTGAAACTCTGTCAATTGTTTTTTGGAGGTTTCTAAGGTTTCCGCAAGTTGCTCAGGTATATCTCCAAACATATCGGTCCCCAATGTGTACATATTAGAACCATCCCATTGACTTTGGTCTCCCCAATCTTGTTCTCCTCCTCCTTGTGGCATGAACATAAAATCTCCCATCCCCTTCCATAAATTCTTTGTTCCATCTTGTATTGATGCAATCAACTGTTTCGCCCATTCTTTTCCCGCATCAAGGGCATCACTCGGAGCGGTTTCAGGAATTAATTTTAATTCTCTTTCTTTGAAATTTTTGCCAAATTTATCCCATCGCTTCGCAACATCCCCTGTCATTGTAACAAAATCATCTGCCATGGTGTCCATCATATTCGCCCACGCTTGATTCCTTTTTTCTTTATCCATTAAATTGGTTAATAAATCCATTAAATTTTTAAAACCGTTGGTTAAAAAGTTAAATGTAAATTTCGCGTAATCAAAAATCACGCCAAAAGCAAGACCAATTTTTTCAATTTTTAATTTCAATCTCCCCCCTTCGTTATATATTTCAATGAAATAATTAATTAATGTGGTGAGGGGAACATTAAGTTTTTCAAAATTCTTATACACTCCAAGCACGATGGCACCAAGTGCAATAAATACATAAGTGTAAGGATTAAAAAGTGCAAATATTAAGGAGGTCGCTCTAGCTACTACACCTAATTTTCTGACCCATCCCAATAATGTTGAAACTCCGAGGGTTAATTTTCCAACTATACTAATCGCGGGACCGAGCAACGCAAATGTTGCCGCCAATTTTATGACCTTTTTTCTAGCACCATCCGACATATTAGAGAATCCTTTTGCAAGGTCTGAGAGTTTTTCTGCTAATTTGGTGGCTAATGGGAGAATGGTTGTTCCTAATTCAATTGCCGCCACTTTTAAATTTGCAAGAGCTTTGTTAAATTTAAATGATGATTCCTCGGAAACGACCTTAAATCCTTTATCAACATTTCCAAGACTCTGATTCATTCCATCTAAAACCTCAGCATAAACATCTCCTTGCAGACCCGCAGTAGCAAACGCCGCCTTGACCGCTTTCGCTGAACCAAAGACCTTCACCAATTCTTGTTCATTACCTTTTAATCCTTCAAATATTTTATTCAAAGTCCCCATAAAATCAGCTTTCAACTGATTATTGAGGTTCTTATAACTTCCAAATAATTTTTTTAGAGTTTTGTTTTGTTGCTCACTAGGAGCGTTCAATGACATCATTAACCTATTGACCGCGGTTAATGTTCCCGCCGCATCCCCAGATAATTTTGACATGGTGGCAACTGATGCACCTAATTGTTCAAAAGAGATTCCAAAAGCGGCCGCAGTCGGAAGGACTTGACCAATTTTGGTCATAAACTCAGACGCTTCAAATTTTCCTTGTTTTAGTGTTTCGTGTAATAAATCACCCGCTTGAGCCGCCGACATATTTTGTGATTTATATGCGGTCATTATGGATGTGGTGGCGTTTGCAATATCTTTCAGCTCACCCATTCCCATTGCCGCTCCTTTTGCCGACACTTCTAATGCTTCTAGACCTTCTTTTCCTTTGAATCCCGCTGATTGAATAAAAAACAATCCGTCAGCCAAATCTCTAGGAGCTTGAGCGGTTCTCCCCGCTAATTCTAAAACTTTTTCTTTTAAGTTTTCAACCTCAGCACCACTCGTTCCAACCAAAGTCTGAATTTTGGTCATTGATTCATTAAAATCAGACGCTAATTTAATCGCACCACCTCCCGCTAATGCTAGAGGCATGGTGATATTCCGAGTTAAGCTATCACCAATACGAGACATTGATTTTCCAAGACGACCCAATCTACGCTCCAATTGCCGGAGTCCTTTGGTAAATTGCTTCGTGTTTAAGTTGACATAAACCGATAATGTTTTGACACTTTTAGCCATTTTATTCCTTGTTTTTATTTGCTTTTGCTAATAAATATTGAACCGCTTTAAAGTCACTTTTTTTGTTTGTTTTCTTTTCCCAATCAAAGTGGACTAAGTCTTTCAATTTCAATTGTTCACTCCTTTTTCGGTCTTTATTTATTAAGCAGACGGTTTGATATCTCATTCGTTCCCATTCTCCGCGTTGCAATTCCATCTCGGCTTTTTGTTTACCCTGTAATTTTAATTGAAATAATCTGGGAGTGTATTCCCAAAATTCATCCAATTCCATTTCTAAATATCCCAGAGCAATCTCTAAAATTCTGTCAAATGTGATGGGTTCTACTTCTTCGTCACCTTCTTTTTTTTTTCTTCTTCTTCGGGTGTTATTTTCGCCATTTGTTCTCCAAAAATCTCCATTGCTTCGTTCATAACACTCATCCCCTCCTCATCAATCCAATCTCCAACATCATAAGTTGTATAGTTGAAATCTTCTTTTGATTTTCTGGCTCCATGTTTTAATCCCACATAGATTAATGCAATCGCGTTTGAAAGAGATAATTTTTCTCCTATATTACCCAAATCATTAAGTCCAAGTCCTGATATATCGCACCATTGAGAGAGAGCTGAAAACCCAAAATGAATGGGTCTCAATTCTCCCCCGATTGCTAATGTTTTTAATTCACTCATAGTTTATATATTTTCTCCAAATGTAATAAAGAAAATTATATATATTACTATACTGCACCCTGAGTCAATACTCCAGTACCTTGTATTGAAATACTATAAGTTGCAAATTCTCCGATGCTTCCCGTTTGACTCATTGATGTAATAAACCCACGACCTTCATATTTTTTAGATGATGCTTGAGCTGATGCGTCTTGGAATTTTACAAATACTTTGTCTTTGGTATACATTGCATCCTGTACATCAGCAGATGCGTTCGTTCCACCATCACCTGAAATATAGGCCTCACAATCTAAAGTCCAACTCGTTGCTCCTGCGATAAATTCTTTTCGTCCAAGACTATCCTTGTTAGTACAATCAATTGCATCCATTGAAATATTTAATGTCCCTGACGTAGCTCCACCCACCGCTGATGAGGCGGCGTAACTTCCTGACGGGTCTAAATCTAAATAGAGTAAAACCTTACTCCCTGTTATTGTTTTAAATGCTGCCATTTTTTTTTATTTTTTAACTGTTAAAAACTTATTTTTATGCGTATTCTAAATCTCCCGTTCCTTGGAAACTAACTGACATTGTACTCGCATCTTCTGCCCCTCCTGTTGCTGACATAGATGTGATATACGCATATCCTTTGTATATATCACCACCCGATGTTCCTTTAAATTGGATAAATACACGTCTTGGATATCCCGCAATCACAGGTGAATCCGATGCAGTTGTTCCGTCTCCGTAACCCGCCTGATACATACTATAAAAATCTCGGTGAGCAGAAGCGTTTTCCGTATAAAGTGCATCCGTGTCAATCGTCCAAGATGTTGAAAGTCCTGTAAATTCTTTTTTATCATTGTTTGCTTTTACCGTCATTTCAGGAGCGTCAATCTCTATCGTTAGTGTGCAAGAGGTTGCGGCCGCAATTGCTTGCAGAGTAGGAGAACCCGCGTCAGCTCCCACCGTTGACGTATCATCAAGCGAAACAATCATATCTGTTCCATTAATATAAGTTGCCATATCTTATTTTTTTATAAATTAATTATTGTTTAAATTATCATCAATATTATCTTTTTTAATATTGTCCTTTTTTTTAGGTTTCTTGGTTTCTTTTTTTATCATATTATATGTGTCCTCAATATATCCATCATTGTATAATTGATTATACCCTTCAATATTAACAGGACCAATCAATTGTCCTT